ATAAAGGTGGCTTAAATGCTTGTGTCCATTGACGAACTTACGGCGTACATGGACATCAAGTTCTCGAATCGCCAGCAGCGAGCAGCCGAGTATGTGTTGACCGGGTTGCAGTCGGAACTTGAGTCCTATCTGCGCCGTCCAATTCAAATTGCGACTGTTACTGAAGAGCATGTCATTCCGCCTGACTATGTCGGGCTTCCCGGCTCTTCCCATATGTATGACTGGACTTTGGATACGACGGGGAGAATTCCCTTCTACTCGTATCCTGCGGTAACTGTTCACACGCGCAATTCTCCGATTATTAGCGTTGCAAGTGTTTACATTACGCAGGGAACGGGTCCCTCTTTTCAAATTGCGGAAAACACAGATTTTATTGTGCAACGCTATGGTCTTGACCTATACCGAGTGGGTCCAAACGATTCAGTCACAATCACCTACACGGCGGGCCTTGACGGCGATGCACTGCCCGTCTTCCGTCTCCTCATCCTTCGCGCCGCAAGCCGAGAAATGCAGAACATGCACGACGACGTGGTCGGCATCAAGGATCTTGAGACAAGAAACGTCGCACCGCTTACAACTGGATTTACCCAAGAGGAACTCCAGTCCGTTCGACGCTGGAGAAGGATCCGTATCTAATGCGGATTGAAATTGACGTTGATGCTGCTGATGCCATCGCCTATTTGCGGCGCATGGAAGAGCGCGCCGAGAATTTCAGTTCAGTTTTCCGTTGGGCAAAGCAGGAACTTCGTAAAGCAAATGCAGAAAACTTTACGAAAAATGGTCTTCCGTCAGGTGGCTGGAATCCACGCACCCGAGACTATGCGTGGCCCATTATGCGAAAAAGCGGAGCACTTTTCAGATCCCTCACGAGTCTTAATGGGGCACCAAACGAGATCCATAAGACTCACGCCTACTTTGGAACTAAGGTTGAATATGCCAAGTTCCATCAGTACGGCACCACAAGAATGCCAGCACGCAAAGTCGTTTTTACGCCAGTCGGCTTCGCCAAGTCTGTCGGAGAGAGGGCCGCTAAGCACATTGTTGGCTTAAGGGGAGACTTGTTCTCATGATGCAGGGCGCAGCAGCAGCAAAAAACTTTGTGACTGAGTATTTGGCAGCGGATCTTCCGACGCGCCTACTCCAATATCGAAATCATTTAAATCTTGACGAAGATTCACTTCCCGATCCGCTTCTGTATTTGAACTATGAGCCAGTAGCGCTTGATCACTGGCCGACAGTCATCACCGTTGCCATTTCAGCGCCAGAGTTTGTGCGAGATGACTACGACTTCAACCTAAACCCCGAATATCGGGTGCGCTACAACATGCGGACCTACGTCTGGGTCAAGGCTGATGGGTCTCAAGAATGTACGACGATGCGAGATAATCTGACAATGGTTGTTCGATCAGCGCTTCTTGACTATCCCTGCCTTCGTGCTTTCGATGACGCAAACAATCATTCTGTAATGATTGACGAAGGTACGGTGCGTGAAGAGTATTCCGATCTGACGTTAATCAAAGGTGAGCGAGTGCTTGCTGGCGCTTACATCGGTTATGACTTATCGCTTGACGAAATGATTACAAGATCAAACATTGGCACTCTTGATGAAGTTTTGATTTACACACGATCAGAAGCCATTTCTGCCTCAGCAATCGACGAAGACGGAATTTATAAATACAAGGGAACGGAGTTGTAATGCAGGACTTAACAAAAAACTCGCCAAAACTAGGGAAAAAAGAAAAACCGTTTAAGGTTTTCAACCCTAACCCCTATCCAGTGGTGGCCAACGAGTCTGGCCAAACCTTGGGCGGATACGACCATGGAATTGTTCATCCCGAAGATCGCGTTGCAAAACGTGCTGTTCAGAGGGGTCTTCTGCAAGTAACATCTTTCTAGAAGTGAAATTGTCGGTAGTGCCTGCACTACACAGCAATAACTGTGTAGTAATCTGGCCCTACCTCGGCTAAGACACACGAGGTTTTGGAGGAGAGCCGATGCCCGGCGTAGTCGTTACAACAGCAGTTCGAACCGGTCCTAGCACCATCAACGTTGCACCTGCTTCGACTTTTTTTGTCGCAGGTACGGCTAAGCGTGGCGCTACCGATGAGGCAAAACTGGTTACCAGTATTGCCGATTTTGAAGTCCGCTATGGTGGATACACCGCTGATGGAACTCTTCATCAGCAGGTTCAGACCTTCTTTGAAGAAGGCGGAGCGAAGGCTTACATTGGACGTGTCGTCGGAACTGGTTCCACGACGGCAAGTCTTACGTTGACCAAGGTTGGTGGAGGCAACGCATTTACCGTTACTGCCGCTAATGGTGGCGCGTGGGCAAACGGAGCCACTGACGGTCTTACGGTCACCACGACCGATGGAACGGGGACTACGTCAAACTTCAAGTTGTTCTTGGGTGAGGACTTGATCTACCAGACCGGCGAGTTGGCAACTGCCGCTGATTTTGTTTCAGCAATCAACAACTCTGCTGTTGCAACCGTTTACATCTCAGCAAGCGTTAACACCGCTTCTGCAACCCTCGGCGCTTCGTCAAGCCTTGAGTTGTCTGGTGGTGCTGACGGTTCCTCCCCGACCGACGCACAACTCCTTGCCGGTCTTGATCTTTTTGAATCAAGCCTTGGCGCTGGCGCTGTTGCCATCCCGGGCTCATCTAGCACTGATGTTTGGGATGGGCTTCTTGCTCATGCCATCGACATGAATCGCATTGCTCTTCTTGCGTTTGCAGAAGGCAACACAGTGGCCGAATCGGTTGCTGAGGCTGATGATTGGATCGGAACTCAGAACAACACCGAGTACGCTGGTTTCTACTATCCGTCGATCACGATGACGGGTTCCGCTGAAACCTCGCTCACCATTTCCCCAGAGGGTTATGTTGCAGCGAAGCGTTCAATCGCCCACAACTCGGTTGGTGCTTGGCAGGCTTATGCTGGTCTCAACTCGGTGGGATCCTTTGTCACTGGAGTTGCGACTTCAATTGGCAAGGCTGACGGTGACACCCTTGATGAGGGTTACATCAACGCCATCCGAGTCATCCAAGGTGCTGTTCGGATTTACGGTGCCCGATCGGCTTCGACCGACATCACGAACTTCCGGTACATCACCGCTCGCGACACACTTAACTACATTGTCAGCGAAGCGGAAAAGAGCCTTGAGGATCTGGTCTTCTCAACGATCGACGGTCGCCGTACTGTCTTCGGTCGTGTGGAAGCCCGCCTAATCGCCCTCCTTGATCCCCTCCGCACGGAGGGTGGTCTCTACGAGGCATTCGACGCTGAAGGAAATCAGATCGACGCAGGTTATTCGGTCGAAGTTTCTGATGCCCTCAACCCGGTTACCCAGTTGGCGACCGGCACTGTAAAAGCAAAGGTTGGCGTTCGAGTTTCTAGCGTCGCTGATCGCATTGAAGTTGAAATTGTAAAATCCAATCTCACCGCTTCCGTGGTCTGACCGGAGGAATAAATGGCTAACAAAATCTCACAGCGTCAAGTAGTTGCTGAACTCGAAAGGGTTGCAGTACCCGGTTGTCCAACGGGTCCGGCTTTTGCCAACTACTTTGCTCAGGTTTCGGGTGGTGAAGTTACTGCTGCTGTCGAAAAGATTTACGACGGTGGCATTCTTTTCCCCGAGGTGCTGACTGGTCCACCGGAAATCGGTGATGTCACGGTTACCCGTCATTACGACGCCGATCGCGACGGTCCGGCTTTGCGTCTTCTTCGGAACAAGGTCGGTCAGGTTCACTATAACGTTTCGATTTTTGACTTGAACTGCGACCTCAAGGTTTACGGAACGGAACGTGTGTATCCGAAGGCTCTGCTTGTGGGGCTTTCTGAGCCTGAAGGTGATTCGTCATCGGGTGCTCCGACGACGTTTTCTTTGACCTTCTCAATCTCGTCGGTTTCTGGACAAACTGTAGCCTGACAAGGGTTATACAATTTGAGTAGTGGATTTGGGGTGCTTTTGCACCCCATTTTCATATTTACCGTGCTAGTGTTCCGGTTATGACCGATACCTATGAATTTTCAACTGGTGACAACCCCAAGGAAGAGCGCTCAACCTCAACGGGTTCACGCTCAGGGGAACCCACAGTCCTTGAACGACTTCGCAAGGAACTGTCTAAGAAGGTAGAACGAACAGAAATCTTCATTGACGTTCCCGAGCGTCCGGGCATTTCTCTTCGAATCTCCCCGAACATCTCGCAGCATCAGATGCGTTCATGGCGCAAGAACTCCGGTGAGAACACCAAGAATGGTTTCGATCCGACCAAGTTTGCTTGCTACGTCGTTGGACATACCTGTACCGGCATTTTCATTGAGGACGAAGAGGCTGTGAGCGCTGAAGGGCATCGTTTGTCTTTTGCTTCGCCTGAGATCCTTGAGATGACGAGTACGACTCGTCCGATCCCTGAGTGCGTTCAGGCGTTCTTTGGTATCGATCCTCACGTTGAGGCTGCTGCTCTTACGATTATGGATGCAGCGGGTTATGGCGATGAGGTTGAGCAGGTGGACCCTACGACGGAGTCGTAGACGAACTTGCTGGCGATGTCCGCATTCAGACGGCTGCTCGTTTGGGTGAGGTTTTTGGCACTAACCCGTTGACGCTCCTTGATGTTGATGACGAGGATTGGCTGATTCTGTTTAGTTGTGCTCGTGTCATTTCTAATGACCGTGAGGAACAGCGGACAGAAATGGAAAGACGCAAGTAATTCCTTGACGATCCTCCCGTGATCGTCTCTTTTCAGTGGCAACATGGGTAAGTCATGGCTGATGAGAACGTTCATGTTCATATCCGAATTACTTCGGACAAGCGTGAGATCGCTGCGACACGCAGGGAGTTGGAGCGCCTTTCGTTACAGGCACGCGCCCTCAATGACGACTTTGCAGATCTAAATGATACTCTTGACGGAAATAATGATCGTCAACGCCGTCTTCAGCGCAATTCCCAAGGAACTAACAGGGCTCTTGACTCGAATGGTTCTGCCGCTGACCGCCTTAGCAAGAAAATGCGCAAGACCGGCAAGGACATGGACTTTCTTGACAAGTCGCGCAAGATGTTGGCTGGTGGCCTGAAGACAGGTCTGAAGTTCGCTCTTATTGGTGCCACGATCGAAATGGTCGCTATGGGTGCCGCTATTGCTTCCGTAAATGGTCTTTTCGCGGTTGGGTCCGCGGCTATGAAGGTTTACAAATTTGCTATGACAGGTGTTGCTGCTGGCATTGCTGTTGGTATTGGGGCTTTGGCCACTTTTGCTGCTGCGCAACGTCAATACAACGCAGCAATTAACGGGTTTAGTTACAAGAGCGCCCCCGCTTTGGGTTCAAGCGCAAATCAGGCTCAGGGTGCTTTGCGGAATCTGACATCAGATTCTCGTGTCGCTGTTTTTGGAATGCAGAACCTGAATGCTGCCTTCGCTAACGTTTCAAAGAACGCTAACCTCACTAAGCCTCTTCAAGATGCTTTGGCTGGTGTTGGTGACTTCGCTGTTGCTGCCGGTGGAGATATTGGCAAAAACTTTGCCGCAGCCGCAGAGTTTGTAGGCCTTCTGCAAAAGGAAGGAAAACTCACTGACGACCTTCTTGGTTCTGCTGAGAAGGTTGGTCCGAAGTTTGCCGAAGCATTGAAGGCGTCTGGCAAAACTGGCGCTTCAGAGATTATGTCCCTATTGAGTTCTGGCGCACTTGCTGAATCCGCTGGCGTGGCTGGGGCGTTGAAGACAGTCAATGGCACGTTGATGGGGCAGTTCAAAGGCTTCTTTACGGAGATGCAAAGCCGATTTGCTGATCTTGGACAATCTTTCATTCCGGGCGTCACTAAGGCTTTCAGTCAGATTCAGGTAATTGCTCGAAGCGCTTTTACTCGTATTAGCGGAACAATGTCAGGCATTAATAGCGCTGGATTTTTTGATGGGTTTGTGAAAGTTACTGAAAAACTCACTGACATGTTTATCAACTTTTTTGATAAATACTTGCCCAAAGCCCAAACGATGTTCAGCGGGGTCGGATCGCTTTTTGACAAAATGCGCGGCTGGTGGGACAGTTTTGTAGACGGCATGAGAAGTTTGCAAGAGGCAAGCAGAATCATTAACAGCGCTTTTGGTACGGCTTTCAGTCAATTATTTGAAGGCTTTGGCGGCTCAATTAAAATGTTCGCCAAACTAATGGAAGACAACGAACCAAAATTCATTGAATTTGGAAACGCCCTCGCCGGAGCATTCAGCGGTATTCAAGACTTCTTTAATGGATTTAAAGAGTTTTTTGTTTCTAACCTTCCAGTTATTTCCACCCTAATTGACGGTCTTGGATCACTTCTTGGTCTTATTGGAACAATCATTGGAAAAATTGCACAGATAGGCAAAAATGCTGGCTCAGGTCCCCTTGGATCGATTCTTAGTTTGATGACCGTTACTGGTCTTGGACTTGCAGCAGGTCGGATTGCGCCAAACAGCAAACTTGGTAAAGCCGGAAACTTCATTGGTAGGCGTGCCGGTATTCCGGGCACACCCGGAGGTGGTGGTCCGGGCATGAAGGGCCCAATGACAATGACTGCCACAACCGTCTATTTGACAACCAGTCGTTTGATTCAAAACGCACCCGGCATGAATTCGGGTGGCGGTATTGGAAATCAACCCTACGGTCCGGCAAAACCCGGACGTCTTGACAATATCAAGGGACGTTATGCCGCGTCAGGCGCTGGCAAATACCTTTCGGGCGGTGCA